AGGCAACGTCCGGCGAGAACTGCTTGGCCATCATGCGTCATGTCGAGAGCAATCCTAAGTTTGAGATTGCAGTCGTTGACTCGTTCACGGACTACGGCATCACCGCAAATGAGGACTGCAAGACTAAGGCTGCGGGTTACGAAGCGTATAAGCTGAACACGACTGCCATTGTCAAGTTCCTCAAAGCCGCGCGCTCTTCGCGTGTGCGCTGGATTGTGCTGGCAGTGCCGGAGTTGCTTACGATGGAGTCGACGGGCAACACATCAGGCGTGGTGATCAAGCGCGCATCTGTGATGGGTCGCGAGATGGAGGGCAAGGTCGAGGCAGCATTTGCCTACGCGGTCTACATCAAGATTGTTTCCGAGCCCGGCAAGCGGAACCAATACTTCTTCGTGCTACAGTCCGACGGCAAGTCGCAGGCTAAGATCCCGCGTGGTGTGACGGAGGCGCTGCAAATTCCGTCCGATATGAATGAGCTTCTCAAACTCATTGAAAAGTCGGAGGGCAAGCCGCAGGCTAAGATCACGCCTGGCGTGGTTGAGCTTATCAAACTCATGGAGGGCAAAGCTAAGGCTAAGATCCCACGCAGTGTGGCTGATGCGCTGCAAATTCCCGCGCAGTGTGAAGGAGAGCAAAGCTAAGGTTTAGTTACGAACATGCAGCCTATCTGCGGGTAGGCTGTAGTTTGCAACTAAGAAAGTAAATTATGAATACAGCATTGACACAAAAATTAGGGCAGACGTTAGTCTTGTCGCCACAACTTCAACAGTCGCTGGCAGTCCTTACGGCACCTGTACTGGAGTTGCGCGCGTTAGTCTCGAAAGAGTTAGAAAGCAATCCACTGCTCGAACCGGTCAGCGATGTCGAGGAATCCGTGGAGGCGCGCGAAACTCGCGAAGATATGGAGACCGCCATGGCCGATCCGCACGAGCCGCCGCTGGATGTGCAGTACGACCCGGCGAAGGAACCTGCGGCCGAAGACTCTGACTTCGACAAGGAGTTGCGCAGCTTATTAGAACTTGACCGCGACTTATATGATTCACAATCGCTAGGCTCACTTAACACTTCATCGGATGCCGACGAGGAGCGCAGGCAATTCATGCTTGACTCGGCCAAGGCACCGCACACTTTGCAAGAGGAGCTCGAGCAGCAGGTTCAAGGTATGTTCGATCTGACATACAGTGACCGCGACGAGGCAATGTCATTCGTACAGTATATTGATGAGCGCGGGTACTTGCATGACTCATTGGGTTTCACTGAATGTCTCATCGTGAGCATGCAGATGGTGCTTGAACCGCCGGGCATTGGCGCACGTAACTTGCGCGAATCATTGAGGATTCAAACGATGCGCCATGCACATCCCAACACGTTAGCGCTGTCTATCTTGGATTGGCACTTTGAGTTATTGACTAAGCGCAAGTTCAATACAATTGCCGAGATTCTTGGTCTAGATTATGACGAGGTGTGCGATGCGTGCGCGTGGATTGCCAAGTTAAATCCCTATCCGGCGGCGCAATTCTACAACGCTGACAGCTCAGTGGTGACGCCAGAGCTTGATGTCGTTGCCGTCGACGGTGTCATGGAGGTTCACCAACGCTTGGATTACTTACCCAATCTGCGCATAAGCAGTGGCGTCGCGCGCTTGGTAACTCATGCGGCGACCGACGCGACGACGCGTGACTACATTCGCGAGAAGATCAGAGCGGGTAAGTTCTTCATCCGTAGTATTCATCAACGGCAGAATACAATTCTCCGCGTGGCAACTGAAATTGTGCGGCGGCAACACAAGTTCTTTGCAAGTGGCAACGTCCTTGAATTACTACCGCTGACCATGTCGCAAGTTGCCGATGCCGTCGGCGTGCATGAGACCACTGTGAGCCGTGCGGTTTCTGGTAAGTACATGAGCACACCGCATGGAGTTCTTGAGTTGCGTTACTTCTTCTCATGCGGTGTGGCGAACGCGAGCGGAGTCGACACGTCGAATCGCTCAGTCAAGTTGATGCTAGTGGAGATCATCGCGGGCGAGGACAAGAAGAATCCTTACTCGGATGAAGCCTTGGTTGCCGTGTTGAATTCCCGCGGCATGTGCATTGCCCGGCGCACGGCGGCCAAGTATCGCGCAGAGCATAACATTCTGCCGCGCCACTTACGTGTAATTCATGGCACGTAGGCAGCTTACCTGTTTTGCGAGCGGTCGGATGGGCCGTTAGCTCTGTATCTTGTGATACAGATAACAGTACATTACATAAATAGGGATCAGTAATGTACTGCCAATTTTGCTGAGCCCTGAAAGCCAGCGACTAGTGAGCTATGATTTCGTAGGAGATCTACGAATGGGGTACGCCAGAACGGGAGTGGCGGAGGTTGCAAGGCCTTGTGTTTTCCTCCATGAAACACTCACTAGGTAATTTCCAGTCACGCTAAGTGTGACTGGAATTCAAAACAAAACAAAACAAAACAAAACAAATGGGACTCATCCGTAAAGCAGCACTGCCCGACAATTCATGTGGTATTCCGCAGGAGTATTACAACGTGGCTATTGTGGAGGCCAAAGCCCAGAAGTCCAAGCGCACGGGCGCAGACATGATCGTTCTGAAGCTGGAGATCCTCTCTCCCAAAGAGGTTCCTGTCGAGGGAAAGCTCGTCCGCACTCAAGGACGCAAGTTCGACCACTACATTGTGGCTTCGGAGAACGACAACCGATGGGTCAAGGAGATCGAGACCCTGCTGGGCGATGAACTGCCGGCAGAAGTTGACAGCACCGAGCTGGCCATTGGGGCCGCTGCTGACTTGCAAGGTATGGTTCTGATGAACGTCTCGCTCAAAGCCGAGGAGCGTTACAAGAACCAGCCCGGGACCTACGAGCCGGAGATCGTCAACGGCCAGAAGGTCGTCACCGGGTATGGCATTCGGTTCGCCGACGCCAACCGCCCGCGCGCGATCTCCGCCGAGGCCGCCGGTCTGGCCTAAGCCAGCAAGCAACAGACAGTATGAGGCGCGAGCTCCACAAGGGCTCGCGCCTTTCTCTTTTCAATATGAATGTACATTATGTTTTAGGGCATAGGTCGCGTTATGATCTAGTTAACAAGGCATTCTCAGGACCTGCTCAAGTCTTTCTTGAAGACATATCGCTAGAGCTTAGCATTACGCACACTGTGTCTTGGTCCGACATGCCTATACCGCAAGTTAGTCATTGTGTTCTGGCCGGACCCAAAGCTTGGGCGCTGCGCGGATTCACTGAACGCGATGTGGGTGTGGTGATTGAGCGTGGCAATGTAACTTACGTGTGCTCTTACCATCCGCAAGACGCCGTAGACGTGCGCAAGATTGACGAGTTGTTCACCGGGGTTGAAGACAGCGAACCCGACGAGGACGATGCAGGTTCGGCCAAAGATGGCGCAACCACTCAGCGTATTAATTATCGCTTCTGGATACAGATCCACACTGAGAAACTAATTGCGCCAATACAGAAGCATCGCCCATTTAGTATGCGGATGGAGTCGTTGGTAAATTGTGGGTTTCCAAACTCAACGTATCTTTACCTAGACATCGAGACACACCCGCCTACCAATACATTGCAGTGCATTACTGTAGGGTTCGACGAAGGCGCGGTGTTCTCCATTACGATCTACAATTACAAAGGAGAGTTGCAACCCGACGCACTGGACAGTATGGTCTGGCTGGTGCGGGCGCTCAAACGCTACACAGTTGTGATCCACAACGCCGCGTTCGACTTGCCATTCTTGGCAATGTTCCATGGCTTGGCGCACGGAGATAAGATACACGATACCATGCTTATCTGGCATCGCATGTTTCCGGAGGCTGACAAGTCTTTGGCCCATGTGATTCAAGCGCTTACCAACCTACCTTATCACAAGGATGAGGCTGGGACATTCTGTCCTCACAACCACAAGCAGCAACAGACTTTGCTGGTGTACAATGCGCGTGATGTGTACGCATTGCGCGAGGTTCACAAGATGATGTTGCCCTTGAGTGCCAGCGCCCAATCAGTTTGCGATAGCATCCCTGATTATCTTTTCACTGGCTTGCTCGGGTTCTACATCAATGATCGCAGGCTGGCGCATCATCGGAAGCGCTTGTCTGTCGCCGCCCAGCAGCTTGAACGCATCATGCGCTTGCTAGTTGGTGTCAGTGATTTCAATCCTAACTCGGGCAAGCAGGTACAGATTTGGTTGTACGACAAACTCAAATACAAACCTCCTACGCTTACCGACAGCGGCGCGCCGGCGACGGATGCTACTACGTTGTACAAGCTACTGATCACACATCCTAAGAATGTGGCTTTGCAAGTGCTGCTTGAGATCAAGGAAAATTCCAAGCGACTATCGTCCATCAATTACAAACCATACACTCAACTCAACGAGCGATGAAACAAACACGCAATGCAGCCATTGCTGCGTCTATCTCACGGCCGTGCGAGGTCTTCGCCGAGCCTGTCACTTCCGGTTGGGAGTGCCGCCCCAAACTTAACGGTGTCTTTGCACGCTGGGATTCGGCGTCACAGACACTGTACTCTAAGCGTGGGATTGCATTCAAGCAGCACTTGATTCCGCTTATCTATGCCGCACTAGAGGGAACACGCCTCGATCTAGACGGTGAGATCTGGGCTGGCGATATTCCATTGCAAGTTATTTGTGGCATGTTGAATCATGAGCGCGACGAGATGGCGCCCGATGCGCTCAAGTTAAACTACGTTGCCTTCGACGCACCTGACAAGAGTAGGATGATTCCCTACAAGTTTCGGTACAGTCAGGTGAGGGAGTCGGGTGTGTACAATTTGGATGACCTAGACAATGTCACGGCAGGCAACACCGACGGTTACATCTACCGTTACTTGAATGGTGTCTACATACCCGGCGTCAATGGCAACATCAGGAAGCTGAAATCATGGCGCGACATGGAAGTGGATGTCATTGGCGCGGAGCTTGCGGATCCTAATTCCCTGATGCACGGTATGCTGGGTGGATTGTTGTGCCGCATGGAAAACGGTGTTAAGTTCTCCGTAGGTTCAGGCTTCAATATCCCAGAGCGACAGGAGTTCATCAAGGATTATCCTATGCGCATCAAGGTTAAATATCTTTCACTATCAACCGCAGGTGTTCCTTTGAATCCTGTGTATATCGGTCTCGACCTGTAAACCAGAAGGAAAAAACAAATGATAACAGTTAAAGCAAGTGACATCCTCAACTCTGTTGCTCTCGAAGGTGTGGTAATCGAGTATAATGAACGTCCTCTGAGCTCTCCGACGATCAACAGTTCCGGGCGTACTATGTACATGGCATACATGCTGTCCGATCGTGGAGTGTGCTCGATCATTACAACCAAGAATTATGGGGTCTTTACGATCGAACTCCATGATGAGTACGTACAAACAGATCACAACAGGATGCTTGTGTGGGATGAAGAGGCAATTACGAGGCTGGAAAACTGGAAATACGTTGTCAAGGAGGAAGACATCGCTGAGTTCGCACTCAAAATTAAGAAGATCAAAGCAGCTATGGCTAATCTGAAACCCACGGAGGTTAACATCTGCGAAGCTGCACGCTTGGCACTCAACGCTCAGTACAATCTTAACATCCCAGAGCTTGGAGATCGTGAAGCCTGCGATGGACGGATTGAGGCGTACGGATTCGATGGCGGTCAGCTTTCAGTCTGCCTTGATAAGTGCCAGATTGAGTTGTACTTATTCTTGCCGGGCGAAGGTAATGTCGTCCACAATTACACCTTCGCACTGGGTGATATCGTCAAGACCTACGACAACAGGCGGCATTTGATCTCTCCGGGTCAGGAGTAGATCCCACAATAGGCGAACCCGCTGCGGCGGGCCTTCCGCTTAGCTACCACAAGTTGGTGGTTAAGGAGAGGGCAACATGAATTACGAATACATAAACACAAATGATCCTGTCTTGCAGTTGACCGAAGCTCAAAAAGCTAGCTGGCGAGAGAACGATAATTACTATGGACAAACGGTTGTAATATACGACTACATTGAGCTTCTTGGTTACAGGCATGATGAGTATGAGGACCAATGGTTCAATCGCGACAACTATCCGGTTGACATTGATGCCGTTGAGGTAGCGATCAGATACCACCTCGACAACGTATCCAAGGAAAGTTAACAAATATGATTGAACTAACTAAAGGTGACTTGCTGTCCAAGCTGGTGGATGCGCAAGTAAACGCAGTGAACTGCGTGGGCGTCATGGGCGCAGGCATCGCAGCGCAATTCCAACAGGCTTACCCGCCGATGTTCCACGACTACGAGCTGGCGTGCAAAGAGGGCAGGGTGAAGCTCGGCAAGATGCACGTGTTTGACCTGTGCGGGCCGCTGTTCAGCTACCCACGCTGGATCATCAATTTCCCAACCAAGAACCACTGGCGTGACAACAGTCGGATGGATGACATTGAGACTGGACTCAAGGATTTGGTGGCAACCGTGAAGCTGTTGAACATCCGCTCCATCGCCATTCCGG